TGGTCATCCGAAGGCTCGTTTTTTCTGTAGCGTCAGAAACATACGTTTGTTAAGTAGGATCTGTCTCTGCAGTTAACATTCGCAAAGAGGGTCACGCAATCAATGTTGATTACGTTTTCAAAGTTTGCCGAGATCAAAGGTGTGTCAAGGGCTGCTGTCACCTTGGCGATTAAGTCAGGGCGTATTGAAGGAGCTGTTAAGTCGCTTAACGGCAAGAAAATGTTGGACGACAAAATGGCTTTAGAGCTGTGGGATTTGAACACGACAGCACCCAAGCACTTGCAAAAAGCAAAGCAGCTTGAGCAAGTGAAACAGATGAGCGATGACGACATTCCCCTTTTAAACGTGAGTCGCGCAAGGCGAGAGCATTACGATGCCGAGCTGGCCAGAATCAAAATGGATCAGCAACTAAAGGATTTGGTTCCGGCTGATGTTGTGAAGAAAGAGAGCTTTGCTTTAGGCCGTAGCGTGCGTGAATCATTGGCCAACCTTGCTGATCGATTGAGCAATGAGCTGGCCGGGGAGAGTGATCCGTCACGGATCCATCAGATGTTGATGCAAGAGCACAGGCAATGTTTGATTGAGCTGTGTGATGCTTAGTCCTTACCGCGAGGGTTTCTTAGAAGGGTTGCGACCTGAGCAACCGCTGACTGTTTCTGAATGGTCTGACAAGTATCGGAGACTAAGTAGCAAGGCAAGTGCGGAGCCTGGTTTATGGCGTACTGACCGAACGCCATATTTGCGCGAGCCGATGGACTGCTTGTCTAGTGACCACCCTGTTCAGCGTGTGGTGATGATGTTTTCGGCGCAGTCTGGAAAGACTGAAGCGGGAAGCAATTTCTTGGGCTATGTGATTGATCACGCGCCGGGGCCAATGCTGTGCGTGCAGCCAACAATTGAGATGGCCAAGCGGCTGTCAAAGCAAAGGCTGGAAAGCATGATTCAAGATACGCCGAGATTGGCGCAAAAGATTGCACCGGCCAGGTCAAGAGATAGCGGCAACACGATGTTTGCCAAGGAGTTCCCTGGCGGGATCATGCTATTGACGGGTGCCAATTCTGCGACTGGTCTCAGGTCTGCTCCTTGTCGATTTTTGTTTATGGACGAGATAGACGCAATGCAAGAGATTCAGGGTGAGGGTGATCCTGTGAGCTTGGCGGAGAGGAGGACGACAACATTTGCTCGGCGCAAGATTCTGCTTACGTCAACGCCGACTGTTAAAGACTTTAGCCGGATTGAAACTGAGTTTCTTAATTCTGATCGGCGTTATTACTACGTGCCTTGCCCAGCCTGTGGAGAGTTCCAACATTTGCAGTGGCCGCGGCTGAAGTGGGATAAGGGCAAGCCTGAAACGGCCAAATATGAATGCGAGCATTGCAAAGAGCGTTTTGAGGAGCACCACAAGACGCGATTTTTGCCACAGGGCGAGTGGAGAAGCCATGCACCGTTTGACGGAAAAACGGCAGGTTTTCAGCTAAATGGGTTGTATAGCCCGTTGGGTTGGGCGAGCTGGGGCCAGCTTGCTGAAGATTTCTTGCGGGCTAAGACTGACCCGGCAGCGTTGCGGACCTTTGTCAACACAAGGCTTGCAGAAACGTTCTCTGAGGACTATGCGGCGCAAGTCAATGCTGATGGCTTGATGGCTAAGCGTTTGGAGTACAAACCAGGCACTTGTCCTGAAGGCGTTGTTTTGTTGACTGCTGGCGTTGACGTTCAGGACGATCGTCTTGAGGTTTCAGTGTGGGGATGGGGCCAAGGTGAAACGGCTTGGTTAATTTGGCATCAAAAGTTGATGGGAGACCCTACGGCGGTAGAAGTTTGGGGTCAGTTAGATCAAGTTCTTAAGACTGAATGGGATACAGAAGGCAGCAAGCACTTAACGATTGCTCAGATGGCAATTGACTCTGGCGGCCATTGCACGCATGAGACGTATAACTATGTGCGAGATAGATTGCGCCAAGGAGCTGTGCCGATCAAAGGCAGCAGCAAACGCAATAGCGCGGCGCTGGGGAGAGGCAGCAAGGTTGATGTGAGCTGGCGCGGCAAAACGATCAGAAAAGGCGTGACTTTATACATGCTTGGCACTGACACAATCAAAACCACGTTGTTTGGCCGTATGCGTCACAAAGAAGGCTTAGGGGGTATTAATTTTGGGTTAGCTGCTGATCATGAATACTTTGAACAGCTAACAAGCGAAAAAATGCGTTTACGTTTTCACAGGGGTTTTCCTATTAGGGAGTACGTCAAAAAAGCGTCAGCAAGAAACGAGGCGCTTGATTGCTTTGTTTACGCTTACGCGGCAATGCTGCTGTACTCCAGGCGGCTGCCTAAGTTGACGATGTGGGAAAACTTGCGAGAGAAACTAGAATCAGGGGGCAAGAGACCGCTAAAATCAAGCAATAAGCCGGCGAAGCCGGTTAAGTCGTTCGTGAACACCTGGTGACGTGAACATCCCAAAACAGATTTATGCAGGGACCACGGTCAAATGGCGGGACGATTCGGCTGTCGGCCCGTTAAACGAAAGCATTACAAGCGGCACTGGAAACTATTCTCTTGTTTACTACTTACGAACAAACACAACCCACGAAGGCCACACAGTCACTGGCACTTCTTATGGAACGGGTTGGGAATTTAGTATTAGTGCGACTGATAGCACTGGTTTTGATGCCGGGAACTGGTTCTTTTACGCTGAGGCATCTAAGGGCTCAGAAAAGTTTACTCTTGGGAGCGGAAGACTAGAGGTTTTTTCAAGCCTTGCTTACACGGGGCAGCCAAGCGCATTTGATGGGCGTACGCAAGCCGAGCAAGACTTGGATGCGGTTACAACAGCAATTCGCGGGATCATTAGCGATAAGGCTGCTGAATACTCAATTGGCAATCGCACCTTTAAGCGAATTGATCTTGCTGAATTAAGAGTTCGAGAAAGTCAGCTTAAAGCTATTGTTGTTCGAGAGCGCAAGGCTGCAATGATTGCAAACGGTTTGGGCGATCCACATTCTCTTTACGTGAGGTTCTGACATGGGCGTTCGATCTGCATGGCGTGAATTGTGGCGCACAAACCCTGAGCCAATGCCGCGGCCTAGGGCTCGCATGTTTGGGGGTGCGCAAGCAGGCCGTTTAACAAGTGATTGGGTCACTTCTGTGACATCTGCCGACCAAGAGATAAAAGGCAGTTTGAAGCGTTTGCGTTCTCGCTCACGTCAGCTTGTACGCGATAACGATTATGCCAAGTCAACAGTGCGCGTTGTTCGCAATTCTGTTGTCGGGACTGGCGTTAGATTGCAAGCTCAAATTAAAAGACAACGTGGCGGGAAGCTAGACACAAGGATTAACGAGCAAATCGAAAAAGCCTGGTCTAACTGGGGGCGCAAAGATAGCTGCAACACAGCCGGACAGCTGTGCTTTGCCGATGTTGAGAAACTTGCAGTTTCGTCAATGTGTGAAAGCGGCGAAGTTTTTGTTCGCATTGTCCGCCAAAAGTTTGGACGTAGCAAGGTCAGTTTTGCTCTTGAAGTGCTTGAAGCTGATCAGCTTGATGAGGATTATCAAAGCCCAGCCCGTACGGCTGGATCTGTGTGGCGAATGGGGATTGAGATTGACAAGTTTGGCCGAGCTTTGAATTATGCGTTTTTAAGCCGTCACCCTGGGGATACTGCATTCCCAACGCAAGCGAAAGAACGCCGGCACATTATTGTCCCGGCTAAAGATGTTGTTCATCTATTTGACCGTGCGTCTGGACGACCTGGCCAAACCCGTGGGGTGCCTTGGCTAGCGAGTGGAATGCAGCGGATGCACCACCTCGATGGATGGGAGCAGGCCAGTGTTGTGCGGGCTCGCGCCAGTTCTGCGTTGATGGGATTTATCCAATCACCAGAAGGCGAGCTAGACCCAGGCGGTGAGGTTTATGACGGCGAGCGTGTTTCAGGGTTTGAACCTGGGCAGTTCAAGTATTTGCAACCCGGCGAAACGGTGACGATTCCAGACATGGATTCGCCAACTGGGGAGTATGAACCATTCCTTAGAGCGCAGTTAAGAGCCTTGGCTTCTGGGGTTGGTTGCAGCTATGAAACAATTAGTAACGATTATTCACAAAGCAACTACAGCTCTTCTCGGCTGGCCTTACTGCAGGATCGCGACAACTGGCGGTCAATCCAGCAATTGATGCGTGAGCAGTTCTATCAGCCGATCTATGACGCTTGGCTTGAGATGGCGGTTCTTAGTGGAGCGTTAAATCTGCCTACTTACGAAACCGAGCCCGAACGATATGAAGCTGTTCGGTGGGTTTTCCGTGGATATTCATACGTTGACCCGCAGAAAGAAATCAACGCTCAAAAAGATGCAGTTCGCAGCGGGTTCAAAACTCTTGCTGATTGCGTCGCTGAAAGCGGCGGAGATTTGGATGAATTGCTTGTTGCTCGCCAATCTGAGCTAGCCAAACTTGATGAGATGAACATCATCACTGACACTGACCCGTCTGCCGTTAGTGCTGCAGGTCTGATTCAGTACCGTCCACAAAACACGGTTGATGCGTTTGGAGACACTCCGGCACCCTCTGGGGATGATGCTGCGCCAAACACTGAGGATATAGAGCCTGACGTTGAACCCTCTGATGTGGATTAGACTTAAGCCAAATTTATGTTGGCACCATGGCCGAAGAAAATGACGCTTTAAGGGAAGCGATTTATCAACGAGCTGGGGAAACTCAGTTTGAAGAGCAAGAAGATCGGGTGATGGAGTTCAGCTTCAGCTCTGAATATCCGGTTGAGCGTTCGTTTGGCCCAGAAGTGCTGAGCCATGACAAAGACGCTGCGGATCTAAGCAGATTGAACGACGGGGCACCGCTCCTGTTCAATCACGACATGGACCGGCCCATTGGTGTTGTTGAGCGTGCCTATCTTGACGACGACAAAAAGAAAGGCGTTAGCCGTGTTCGCTTTAGCCGCAACTCTTTTGCGCAAGAAGTTTTAGCGGACGTTAAAGACGGAATAATGCGCAATATCTCTTTCGGTTATCGAATTAAAGAGATGGTTGAGCGCGGCAGCGAATTTATCGCAACGTCATGGGAGCCCTATGAAATCAGCGTTGTAAGTGTCCCCGCTGATCCAAACATTGGCGTGGGGAGATCTTTGCTTTCAGACACTACAATGGACAAAGAAACAGCCTCTGAGGTTGATTCTGCGGCTCGCGTCGCACCACCTATACCAACAGATTCAGAGAGTCAAATGTCTACAGCACCCGAAATTAGCGTGGTGCGCGAAGAGGCTTCCAAAAAGGCTGCTTCTTCTGAGCGTACCCGGATCAAGAACATTCAAGAACTTTGCGGCAAGCACGAAATGCGTGACCTTGCTGATCAACTGATTGATAACGGCAGCAGCATTGATGTTGCCCGTGCAGCTGTTCTCGAAAAAATTGGCTCTAAGCCTGTTGAAACAGTTGCTCCTGTTGACCTTGGTCAGCAGACCCAAGAGCGTTATCAGTTGATGGATGGCGTCCGCGCCTTGATCACTGGTGATTGGTCATCGCATGGCGCTGGTCTTTGCCGTGAGCTGAGCCAGGAAGTCATTCGCACTTCTGGCCTTAGCGCCACAGGCGAACGCAGCTTTTTTGTTCCGTTCTCTGCACTGTCACAACGCGCAACATACGTCACTTCTGGCGCAACAACCGGCGGCAACCTTGTTGCAACCGATCTGCTGGCTGATGACTTCATCGAAGCTTTGCGGAATGCTTCACCTGTAGTTGGCCTGGGCGTTCGCACCCTGACCGGCTTGGTTGGTGATGTTGCGATTCCTCGCCGCTCTGGTGTTTCCAGCGTTTATTATCTGTCTAGCGAAACGACTGCGATCACTCAGTCTGAATCGACTTTCGATCAGATCACGATGAGCCCCAAGAACCTTGCGGCTCTTTCCAAGTACAGCCGTCAAACTCTGCTTCAGGGCACCCCTGGCATTGAAGAGCTTGTACGTCGTGACTTGACAGACGGAATCAACGCTGCGATTGACTCTGCAGTTCTTAACGGTTCTGGTTCTTCTGGTCAGCCAACAGGCATTCGCAGCACTTCCGGCATTGGATCCGTTGCGATGGGCACCAATGGTGCTGCATTGACCCTTGAAAAAGTGGTTGATCTTGAAACTGCCATTACTGAGGACAATGCCTTTGGACCCAACATGGGTTACATCACCAACGGCAAGGTGATTGGGGGCTTGAAAAAACTCCGTGCAGGTGGTTCAGCTGCTGGTGACGGTGCTTTCCTTTACAACTCGGATCTTTCCGCTATCGGTCGTGGCCCAACGCCTTTGACCCTTAACGGTTATCCCTTGGCAATGACCAACGCTGTCCCTTCTAACTTGACGAAGGGGTCTAGTTCCAACGTTTGTTCTGCCTTGGTTGCTGGCGACTTCAGCCAGGCCATGATTGGTTTCTATGGCAATGGCCTTGAAATCACCGTTGGCACTGACTCTGATGACTTCAGCAAAGCACTGACTTCTGTCCGTGGCATCGTCTCGTTTGATGTTGCTGTGCGCCAGGCTTCTGCTTTTGCATCGATCGAAGACATCACCACTGCTTGATGATCACATGGGCCGGCAACGGCCCTTTTTTTTATGAAAGTCACTTGCACAAAAGCAGTCATGGCTAGCGGCCAAGCCCTTGAAGCTGGCCAAAGCTATGACTTAACCAATGCCGACGGTGAATTTCTGATTCGCATCGGGAAAGCCGTCGAAGCCTCCGAAGAGGCTCCAAAGCCAAAAACAAAGAAACCAAGGAGCGCAGCTAATGACAAGCCGTAATGTTCCAGATCGTGCGGCCATTTTGGATCTCGTCCCAAACGATGTTTCAACAGCAACCGCAAATTCAACGGGAGTTGATTTGCTCCCTTATGAAGGCAAAATGCTTTGCACTCTGGATGCAGAGGCTGGAGGGAGTGGCATCACTTACGCGGTAAAACTTCAGGACTCAGCCGACGACAGCACATTCGCTGATTTGTCTGGCGTGGCTTTTAGTACAACTGCAGCTAACACAGCATCAGTGCAAAAGCTTTCTGTCAACATTGACGATGCCAGGCGTTACGTTCGGGCCGTTATCACTGTTGCGGGTGGCACTGGGGCAGGAGCTGTAAGCGTTAAAGGTGTTGTTTTTCCTAAGTACGGGTAATGGCATTAGCTGGTTTTTTGACAACTGATCTTGGGGTTTTCCTCGACGATCCTTTTGCTGTGTCTGCAACGTCAGGCGCTACAACGGCAAATGTCTTGTTGGATCAGCCCAGTCAAGTCTTGGCCGGTGACATGGTGTTGCATACCGACTACCAAATCACTGCCAAGGCTTCTGACTTTGGCTCTTTAATTGCTGGGGCCAGTATCACTGTTGATTCTGTGGCCTACACAGTTCGAGAAGCCCGTTTGATTGACGATGGGCTGCTTTGTGAAATTTCGTTGCAAAAAACATGACAACATTGCGCGAAAACATTCTTGAAGACGTTATGAGCAGCTTGAGCGGCACCACAAACGTGGGCGCTCGAATCTATCGCAGTCGTGTTGTTCCGTTGCAGCGCGGCGAAAGTCCTGCCTTGGTCGTTGAACCTGTAAGCGATACCCCAGAGCAAAACACAAGTTTGCCCACGTTGGACTGGTCACTTGTTGTCCGTGTCTCTGTAATTGTGCGAGGTGACAAGCCTGATGAAGTTGCAGACCCCATTGTTGAAAGTTTGCACAGCAAAATCATGGCTGACTTAACTCTTGGTGGATATGCAATAGACGTTCAACCGCAAGGCGTAAGTTTTGAAATGGTTGACGCGGATCAACCAGCAGGCGTAATAAGCTGCGAGTATCTAATCCGGTATCGAACTCGATTAGCTGATTTGACCCAAGGCCCTTAAGATGGAAGATGAAAACTTGGGCCAAGGGGGCTCATACCTTGTTGACCCAAAAACCGGCAAACGAAAGCTCATTGAGCGGACTCAGCCGGCTCAACCTACTAGCCCCAATTTCGAGGTTGTAACCGATGACACTGAGGACGAGTCAACGCCTGCTTCTGGCGAAGATTGAAAGCAGCTACGGGTCAGACCCTACGGCTGCAGGCACTGATGCGGTTTTAGTCCGCAACATGGAGATCACTCCGCTACAAGCTGATGCTGTTGAGCGTGAGTTAATTCGTGGCTACATGGGCAACTATGACATTTTGCTTGCCAACCAACGAGTTGAAATTTCGTTTGAAGTTGAGCTTGCCGGTTCTGGAGCTGCTGGCACTGCTCCCAAGTGGGACGCGATTATCCGTTCTTGCGGCAACTCTGTGACAATAGCTGCAAACACTTCAGTAACTTATGCGCCAATCAGCGCAACGTTTGAGAGTTGCACTCTTGAGTATTACGTTGATGGAGTTCGCCACAAATTGACTGGATGCCGTGGCAGTTTTTCCCTTTCGGCAGAGGTTGGCCAAATCCCTGTGATTAATTTCACCATGACGGGATTGTTCAACGCGCCAACGGACACTTCAAACCCCAGCACAACGTACGCCAACCAAGCAACGCCGGTTATTTTCAAAAACGGCAACACGACAAGCTTTACTTTGTTTAGTTATGCTGGCGCGCTGCAATCGTTTGAATTTGACCAGTCAAACACAACTGTCTATCGCGAGCTGGTAGGCGGCACGAAGGAGGTTTTGATTACTGATCGCCGGCCTAATGGCACGATTGTTCTCGAAGCTGAATTGCTTGCCACTCATAACTTCTTCACTGATGCCACTGGCACTAGCACCGGGACAAACACATTTCAGCATGGTCAATCGGCTGGCAACATTGTCACCTTTAGCGCCCCTCAGACCGACCTAGGTTCGCCTTCATATTCGGACTCTGACGGCATTCAGATGTTGAATTTGCCTTACAACGCAACGCCAACAACTGCAGGGAATAACGAGTACAGCATTGTTTGCACTTGATTTTGAGCTATCCTGACGACGAATTAACTTTTTTATGGCATTCGTTCTTAAAAAGTCCAACACCTACAAGTGGCCCGTTTCTATAGATGTCCCTGTAGATGGGGGCAAGCACGAGCGGGTTACTTTTGATGTTGAGTTTAAAGATTTAACTCAAAGCCGTTTGCTAGAGATTGCTGAATTAAGTACAGAAGGCAATTTGACAGACGTTGAGATTGCTCGTGAGGTGATCACAGGCTGGGCAGGGATCGAAGACGAAAGCGGCACAGAGCTGCCTTACAGCATCACCAAGCGAGACGAATTGCTTGATGTGCCAATGATTGCTACCGCGATTGCCGGAGCGTATCTAGAAAGCAAACAGGGGGCTAAGCGAAAAAACTAAGAGAGGCCGCTGAGTATTTGTTCAGCGGTCCAGGAGACCAAATCCAATTAAAGGCAGACGCCAAAGCGTTTGGGTTGCTGCTGCCTAAGGGCAAAGAGCAGCATTTTGAAGTGTGGGAAGAGAACTGGCCAGCCGTAGAAATGTTTTTGCGTTGCCAAACGCAGTGGCGCACAACAATGTCTGGCGTTTGCGGGCTGGACTATGCAGCCGTGCAATGGCTGTTTACACTGTATAAAGTCAAGGACCCGCCAGCCGTGCTAGAAGATTTGCAAATTATGGAATCGACGGCGGTGAAGATTCTAAACAAGGAGCAAAGTTGATGGCAAAAACAACTTTCCAAATGCTTGTCGACGTTAAAACACGCGGCGAAAATGGCATTAGAAAGCTTGGCAACACCATGCAAGGCGTGGAAGGCAAGGCTAAGAACCTAGCTATGTCTTTCAAAGGTATTGCTGGACCTCTGGCGGCAATTGCTGGCCTTAGTGCTGGGGCAGCTCTTGCAGGCATTTTTGGCGCAACAGCAGAGCTTCAATCACAAACTCGTTCTCTTGAAGTCTTAACAGGTAGCGCAAGAAAAACAAAAGAAATCTTGGCAGAAATTAAAGCTTTTGGAGCTGTTACTCCGTTCCAAGTCAAAGATTTGGTTGATGTTACAAAAAAACTTAAAGCGTTTGGTATTGAGACCAACAGCCTTGTTGGCACGACCAAAAGGTTGGCCGATGTTGCCGGAGCAACTGGTGCAGAGCTTGACGGCATTGCAACTGCCTTTGGACAGATCAGGGCCAAAGGTAAATTTGCTCAAGAAGAGAACTTGCAGCTGCTTGAGCGCGGGGTCGATTTAACAGGTGAGCTGAAGAAGATGTATAACCTGACCGGGGCAGAGCTAGCCAAAGCTATGACCAAAGGCCAGATAGGGTTTGAAGCGGCAAACATTGCTTTAATCAAGCTAACAAGTCAAGGCGGTCAATACTTCAACGGAGCTATAGCGCAATCAGACACGCTAAATGGGAAGATTTCAACATTACAAGATGCGTTTGTGACTTTAGGGCAAAACATTGGCGAAGTATTAGAGCCTATTTTTAACAGAATTATTAGCTTTGTTACCTTTTTGACCAATAGTATAAACAATTTGTTTACAGAAGCTGAAATACAATCTCAAGCCATGAAAGATTTGGGTTTTGATAAACTTAGCAGAGGTGGTCTTTTCCGCGGCAAAGAAGGCACAGAAAGAAGGCGAGCCCTTAAAGCAAGAGTTGAACTTTTACGCTCTGAAGGTTTCGGCAAAAAGCCAACTGTTGATTTAACTCCGCCTCCTCTTTTGCTTAGCAAAGTGCCATCAGGCAAAAAAACCGCAGCTGCTGTCAAAGAACAAACGCAAGCCTCAGACGCATTGCTTCAACTTACAAAGCAAATTAATGCAGAAAAAATCAAAGGCAACGCATTTGCATTGGCGAGATTAGATTACGACAAGTCAATTTTGAAGATTCAAGAAGACGGTCTAAAAGGCAATAATAGAGAAATAGCTTTGTTGAAAGCAAAAAGTGAACTTAACGAAAAATTGTTAGGGTTGTTTGGCGCGCAAGATAACAAAGCAGGAAAGCTAAACACAAAAATTAAAGAAACTAGCGAGATTTTTGAGTCAATTAAAAACACTGTTGCAACTGGCTTAGCCAGCGCTATTGAAGGATTGATAACTGGCACGCAAACGTTAAAGAAGTCTCTTGCCGGGATATTAAAGCAAATAGGCAGTTTGCTTTTGCAATTTGGAATTAAACAATTGATGAGCTCAATTAGTTTTGGCGGCGGCAGCAGCAAAGGTGTTGCTCAGGCTGTAGGCGGATTTGCGGCAAACGGTGCTTATTTTGACAAAGGTGTGGCTAAGTTTGCCAGCGGCGGAATCGTTAACAGCCCCACAATGTTTGCCTATGGGGATGGTGGATCTGGCAGATTTGGCTTAATGGGTGAAGCTGGTCCTGAGGCGATCATGCCTTTAAAGAGAGGGCCAGGTGGTCGCCTTGGAGTTGAGGTTTCTGGTCAAGAGACCGGAAGAAGAGAAGCTATGGGGCGTTACTTTAGGGGTTCACGCGGTAACTCTGTTATTCCTTCAAATGGTGGAGGCGGCTCAGCTGGAACGGAAGAAGGCGGGACTGCCGTTGCCTCTGGAATTGACGTTCGTTTTAAGGTGGAGCGGATTAATAGCGTTGATTACGTGACCGCTACAGAGTTCCAACAAGGGATGCAGCAGGCAGCAAAAGAAGGCGCACAACGTGGTGAGCAACAAGCAATCAAGCGACTACAGATGAGCA